ACACTGGATACACTGCAATGCTCATGTTGGTCACGTTGGCTGTGGCAGCAACTTGATAGATTGCCACAGTTGCCAACTGCTGAACTGCCTGGAGCACAGCCAATATAGCTTGGTTAACACCTGCTTGAGCTGATGGGTCAGCACCCAAGTCAATACCAAAGAAGTCTAGTGCAGGACCAGCAAAGTTGGTGGGTACACCAGCCAGGTATGTGTCACTGTCAACAGGACCGTTTTGTGTGTCGATTGCGAATACTGGTTGAGCATCGCCGTTTACGGGTAAAATATATGCCATGATAAAAATCCTTTAAAGTTAATGGTCTCGGTGGACCTGCTTTTATTTAGTCTTTTGGCAAAAATTACGCCTGTTGACGATTGTTTTGTGCGGCATTTCTAGCAGTAAAATCAAAGCGATTTACTGCTTTACCGTAGCCTGCAGGCGTGGCCATTACCCAGCCTTCGTGACCGGGATCTTTCAAATCTAAGTTACGCAAGATGTCTAACTTCAAATCGTGTAGCAGGATAAACAGGGTAAATGCAGCAGCCAGACCTTCTGTGTTTGATGCAGGACTCTTTAGATATTCCACAATATTGGCAAATTTTCTTGGAGTTATTTTTGGATTGGATTGTAGCCAATCACCAAACCCTGCTAATAAGTTGTCAAAGTTACCATTGGGTTGTTTGATTCTAAAATTAATGTAATCCACACACAGTTTGGCCAAGTCTGTGATCTGCATGGCTCGCAGTTCAGCAGGATTGAACAAGGTATCAATGGCAGCACCCTTGCTGTTGCGTATTTGTTTGATTTGCTTGATCAGTGCAGTTTGTCCTTTGGCCTGTGCGGGATCTTGAGGTGTAATGCCTTTGCCGTAAATGGGCTCACTCAAGAACAATCCAGGCACTTCATTAAATGATACTCTACTGAGTGGCTGTTTGGGCTCGCCTTGGTCAGCATACATGGTGTGCATGGCAATACCTGTAGTGCTGTTGCGAATTCGCTGGCCTAGGGCGCTCTTGGCAGGTATACGATATTCTACTGTGTTGGGTTTGAACACAAGGTTACCGGCCTGTTCTTCCCAGGGCTGTTCAGGGTAGTACAACAAATCACCTTGAACATAGCCACGGAAGTTTGTGGGCGTGGCTGCTTCCAATTGTGGCCAAAGATCAGCATACAATTGAACCAATTCACCACGCTCACCTTTTCGTGTGCTTTGAATCTGTGCCATCATTTTGGGGCTAGTAGCAAGTCCATCATAGCCTTTGGCTTCAAAGCCTGAGCCATCTGTCAGCACAAACTCTCCAGTGTCGGGCTTGCGGCCAAATATCACAGCAGGTTTACCATCCCACTTCACTGTAGTGGTCTTTTGTGGTGCATCAGCGGCATGTTGGATGATAGCCAGTGCTTCGTCCACACCACGTGCGCCTTTACGAAATATTAGATCTTCTAGGTGTTCAATGCCCTTGGCTCGGCCGCCCACATTGCCTTCTTCTGCTTCGTAGATTTGATATGGGTTGACTGGTTCAGCTTCAATTAATGGCTGCATGCCTTGATTTACAATTCTATCACGCAGCTTGGCCAGGAAATGCACATCACTGTTTTCTCGAACTAGGTCTGGCTCTTGCAGGCCTTCTTTAGCTAGATATTCACGAAAGTCTTTGAGTTTAGCATCACGGTCACGGTCTCGTGCTAGAGCAGCATAAATGCTTTCTACGTTTTTGAGGTTTTCTCTAGTGGCTGTTCTGCCCAACAGTGTTTTGGCCACATAGTCAGGATCCATGCCGCCATCTACCAGCTGATTTGTGGTGCGACTGAACATGCCGTTGGCGCCTACTTTGAGTCCCTGTTGCTTGGCAATTGAACTCATTAACACATTGCGGTTCATACCCTTGTAGACAGAATCATCTGCACCACCATAATAAAACTGTCCCCAATCCAAGTTGGGAAAGAACATGAAGTCTGTTTGCACATATCCGTTTTGAGGATTGCCATTGATGGGTGTGCGTAAGTGAACTTCGCCAGCTTTCTTCACCCAGGCTTTGGGATCTTGTCCGTGGCTTACTGCCCATTGTGTTAGTTTTGCTGCCAGTTGTTCTTTGGATATTTCACTAGCATCCACTGCCATGTCCATATCGCCTGAGGTAGGTTTGCGACCAGTTGAGCCCAGCCAACGTTCACGTGGGAATTCTAATCCTGTGAGTGTTTCTAACCATTGTACTGTGGCTGGCACATCGCTTTGATTGATGCGCCCTGTCAATGGTTTGCCATCGGCATCTTTAAATACATTACCGCCTTCTAGTAATCTCATCGTGTTTGTCCTTGCGCTGCCATAGCCTGTTGTAGACGTTTTTCTAAGTTGGCATAATCTTGAGTTGTCGGAGCACCGGGTTTATTGCCTCGTATTTGATTTGTTGACGGCGCTGGAGCAGGTGCAGGTTGTCGAGCTCCTGTAGTTGTCAATATGTCTGTAAGGCCTGCAATTTTACTAGGATCTCCTCCTAGAGATTTGAGCATGTCTACTTGTGCAAGAATTCCATTTGTTTTGGTTCGTGCATCAGCTGAGGTTAAATTGGGCATTTTCAACTCATCTTGTAATTTTTTAATTTGATTCTCAACATCAATTTGTTGTTGAGCTATCTGAGTCAGCTGAGCTTGCTTTTGAGCTTGCTTTTTTTGTTCTTTAGCAGCTATCATTTTTTCAGTTGCTTGTGTTACAGCATTAAGATCAACTTTCAATGGTCTAACTGAACTGCTATTGAGTGTATCTGCGGCTGACTGAATCTCATTAGCATTAATTTGTTGTACTGGTTGTCCAGCTAGTGTGCGACTATTCACCCATTCTGAAGATAATTTGTCAGCAAGAGCTTGTTCTTGCTTTTGAATAAACCCATAACTGCGACTTTGCAGAGCTGCTTGGTGTCCTCCTGGATGATATTCGCCTTGTTGACTTTGAGGAATTCCGGCGGCGTCCATTGTTCGTTTAGCAAAATATTCTGCTGCATTACGCATGAAACCTGCTTTGGGTGTTTTATTTGGAACCGCAGGTGCAGGTGCAGGCTTGGCTCGTGCGGTTAATTCTGGAGCTCGTGTTGTTGGTTGATCTGTTCCTTGAGCGCGAAGTTTTTCCATATCAGCCGGAGTTAATCCCACTGGTTTAGCTGGTGTTGCAGTAGGTGCTGGTGTGGGTGCTGGAGTTGCAGTGGGTGTAGGTGTAGGTGTAGGTGTAGGTGCAGTAGGTGTAGGCGTTGCTGGTTGATTTTGCAACTGTGTGGCCATATTGTTAAATGCACCAGTGGCTGCTCTTGGCATAAATCGTCCACGATCATTTCTTGGGGGTGTTGTGCTTACCCCCTTTAGTATGCCTTCATTTGTGTTGCGACGAAATATTTCATGTATCTGCATTTGTTCTTCTCACTGATCTGGCAAATTTGCCCGAGTCCCTGGTACGGATAGCATTCAGCAATTTGCGTTGCAGATTTTCAGCCTGATCAGCTGGAAACTCTGTGTCGATTTGTTCTAGCAATCTAATAGCATTGGCAATGAGCGTGGCTGCACGGTTTTCAATCAACAGGCGGCGATCACGCTCGATGTATAAATCGTCTAATTCTTCTAGTAAACTGCGAGTGCGTTTTTGCATCTGCTCAAGGGCCTTTGGATTATTTAGCGGATTTAGGTTGTTTGAACACAATCAATTAAGTCTGGAAATGCTGTTTTCCAACTGTTATTTCTACGGGCATCCCAAGTGGCAACAAAGTTTTGCCAAGCAGTCTGAGTAAATGATGACACTGGTCTAATGTTTGCGACCATTTTATATATTATGTGATCTTTTGAATATTTTTCAAGCACTAGATTTTGAATTGATTTGGGCATTTTATTCAGATCCCAATCACTGCTAAAACAAACATGCACATTCAAGTCAGTTTTATCGCCCCATTGGTTTGTGGCTAAATTTTGTTGTGTCCAAGATTCCAATCTATCAAAATAATAAGTGTTTAGAAAGTTAGCTGTGAATTCTATTCTAAACATTAAATTTTGAATATTTTTATTGTCTCTAATTCGTAATAAATTTTTGTTGACCTTGTTCCAAGTTAACGGCCATCTCACATAATCAAACTGCTCTTCAATTCCGTCAAGACTTGCTGCAAAAATTATTAATTTAAATTTTTTCCACACATTTAAAACTTCTTGATTGGGATATATAGAACCATTGGTAGTATAGTGCAAAGTTACTTGTTCGGGGCAAGGTACATGTGCCAAGAACTTTAAATGCGTATCTGTAAACAGTGGTTCTCCACCAAAAAATTTTATGTACTTGATATTTTTTAAATTAACAGCAGAAACAATTTTGTCAATTGCTTGATCAGTTGGTGCTGGCCTAATGGTAATTTTTTTATTTTGAATCTTTAGATTTTCTTTAGCCCAAAGAGTACTGCTTTCTTGTTTGCAAATAACACACGCTGCATTGCACTCATTGTCTAGATGGATATCAATGGTGACGGGATCTTGAGAATTTATAGAGTTTGGAATCCAGTCTGGCCCAGTTTGTCTCAAACTTTGTTGACCAAATTTTTCCAGAACTTGACACTTGTTACAGTTTGGAGTCCAGTCAGAAATTGATTCAAACAGTTTTTTTCGATTGTCCTGAAGAGAAGAATCAACAGGTATTTCTTGCGCAAACCAACAACAAGGTTTGACTGTTAGTGCATCATTTGATTTCAAAGTAAATGAATACCCATTGGATAGGTATCTGCAAAAATTATTGGGCATTATGACGTTTTGATCTTGCCCAACAATTGTTTGAGTTTGGCGCTTTGCACGTCAGCTGTGACTTTGGGTGCGTCTAGCTCAAAACCTTCTTTGGCTTGTGGTCGCTCCCAAGGTACAGACTTGGCGTCATCTGCGGCGGCAGCACTAACTTGGCTTTTTGCTTTGATCGAGTCCATGATACTTGTGCTGGGCTTTTTGCTGAACCCGTTTTCGTTGTCGTCCCCACCTTCATCAGTAATGCGCATGGTTTCAATGTTGTACTCCAAATCAATCTTTTGACCAACGCCGGTCGAGCTTCGAGACTTCATACACTGGATCTGATACTTGCCACGCTCTTTCATTGCACGACTTGTAAAGATACCAAACACATTATCTGCTGTGTTAATCTTTGAGATACCACCTGAAATGTGGCTGTGATCAAATTCAATTTCTTCCACAGCACTACGATTCAACTGACTCGCTGTGACCATTAGGATACCCAACTCTTTGGCCAAGTTGCGTAGCTCTTCTGAAACATACTTGTCCTTCACAAACAAGTCGTTAGGCGATACTTTAGCACTTACAGGCATCAACAAGTCTAAGTAATCAATCATCACAAAGTCTACCTTCTTGCCGGTTTGAATTTGATACTCTTTCAAATACGCACGAATGTCATTGATATTGCTCTGTGCTGGCAGGCCTTTCACTTGATAGTTACCCGACTTCTTAGCCACCAACTTGACCTTGAGTTCAGTTGTGTCCATGTCACGTCTAATGTCCTTGGTGCTCATGTTGGTCAACATTGCATCTGTTCGCAAACTTGTGAGTTCTTCAGATAGTTCAAGTGTGATATACACTCCACTAAGTCCTTGTTGCAACCAGTTTAGTGCAATGTTCATCATCACAAGCGACTTGCCTGAACCTGATCCGCCGGCAAAGATGTTGAGTTCACCACGACTGAATCCACCATACAACAATCTATCCAGTTGTGGCCATCCTGTGCTTACTTGCCCGCCCGAGTTAAAGTATTTCTCAATGCGAGCCTTAGGATCAGCAA